ATTCTGAATTGTGTTCTAGTGTTGAATTAGATTGATTGCCATTCATCAAATACATTTGAGATGCTTTCTCAACAGTCTTTTCAGAAAAGAAAATATAGTACTCATCTTCTCCAGACTTTCTGTAAATAGGTTTCTTTGGTATAAGTAAAGCACCCATTAACAAACGTTTCTCTTTGTCTATTTCAGCAAGTTTAATTTCTTGTTTATTAAGTGCAACAAAATCAGATTCAATTGCTGGATTCTCAACAACAGAAATAGCTTCTACTCCTATTGCTTCATCATCATCTAAAATAAGTTCTATTATTTTCATAATTATATAATATTTTTTTAGTGTTATTTTATATTTTTAACCTCCTATACTTGCATCTTCAATTATATTTCTATCTAATTCTTGTGCAGTTGATACTTCACTTGAAACTACAAATGCTTGTATTGGTTGTTGTGATTGACCACCAATAGCTGATGCTAATTGATTTGTACTACTTGCTCCAACTATATTGAATGCTGGAGGTAAAGACTCAACTGAAGGTGCAGATGGTAATGATGCTGGTTGTGTACCACCACTACTTGATGTATTTGGTACTTTTACACTCATTATTTTTTTAACATTAGCTAAACCAACAACTCCAGTAGCAATAGCTTGAGCAATAGCATAACCCGGAACTGGCACTTTAGAAAAAGCACTTAATTGTCCAGTGATAGCTGCATAAGTATTTACTAAAGAAGATGCTACAGCAATAGCTTTACCCGATTCAGTTTCTTGTCCTATAACACTAGAAATACTACTTAACGCACCAGCATAACCTTCCAATGCTTTTCGTTTAGCGTTTTCTTCTCTTTCTGCAATTTTTATTCTTGCATCAGATATTTCTTTTTCTCTTGTAACACTTTGCTGACCAGATTGCTCTTCAAATTGGTCTAATGCTATTTGTGCATCTACTTTAGCTTGTGTTCCAGCATTAGCATTATCTACAATAGCTTGTAACCTTATTGATTCTTGTTCAGCTTCTAATATGTCAACTTCTTTTAATGCTTCTAGTCTAGCCAATTCATCTTCTATCTGCTCTGCACTAAATCTTTTTTGCTCTATTGATAGTAATGATTCGCTTTCTAATTTTGCATTTGTTAATTCAGTTGCTTCTTTTACTAAAGCATTATTATTTATTTGTTGTTCTGATTTAAATCCAGTAACTGTTGCTGCAACGGCTTGTATTTCTGCTTCTGCTTCTAGTACCGCAACATAATCTTCTGTTTTTCCAGTTAAATCAAATTGTGCTTGTGCTGCATCTTTAACTAATTTAGCATTTTTAGTCATTTCTGTTTCTTGCTTTTCAAGAATAACTAATAACTCATCATTTGCCTTTTTTCTTTCTTCAATACTTAAAGTTTCATCATCTCTTATTTGTCTTTGTATTTCAGCTTGTTTATCGTATTGTTCTAATAATATTCTAGATTCTGCTGCTGCTATTTGAGCAGATTTTTCTAATGCTTGATTAGCTTTAGCAGTTTCTATTGCAGATTCAATACTTACTTCTTTTAATCCATCAACTACTTGTGTTCCTATTTCTCCAACCTCTGTAATTGCTTCTCCAAAATTTGTAACAATGTCTCCAGTTGCATTTACTGCAGCTTCTCCTACATCATAAAGATTTTGTTTTGTTTCTAATATTGATAAACTTAATTGTTCTATTGCTTTAGTGTCTCCACTACCGAAAGGGGATTTCTCCCACATTAGTTGCGCTTCTTGAATTGCTAGTGTGATGCCATAAAAAGTAAGTTTAAAAGGTGTTAAAACAATAGTAAGTATTCCACCCATCACTTTACCTAATGCATCAAAATTTTCTGTTGCTGATGATACACTTTTATAAACATCTACAAAGACATTTACTATTTCATTAAATATTATTTGGGCAGTTTTAAATACTGTATTTAAACCATCCATTACCTCTTGATTTTCTTCTATAGCACTTTTTACAAATTCAAATGCTTTTTGCAATAAGAAAATAATACCAGTAGCTTTCGCTATGTTTTTAATTGAAGAGCCTACTTTTTTAATACCTTTTGCACCATCCTTTGCTGATTTCTCAACATTTTTTAAAGATTTAGTGGTATCTTTATTTGAATCTACTACTTGTTTATTTAGACTTTCAATAGATTTTTTTAAATCTTCAATCTCCTTTGTAGCCTTGTCTGTTTTTGCTTCTAACTCTACTATTATTTTTTTCCATTTTATTTCTTGTTTTTGTCTTTTAAATACTTCTTTAAAACTATCTGGAAACTTATTTTTTCCTTTTGCTAATTGTACAATCTCTGCATTACAATCTGTATCTTTCAACAATTCTAATATTTCTTTTATCATAATTTTAAGGTGTTGGTCCGCTTAAAGTAGTTACTACTAATGCACCAGATGGTGTTGATTCATTTAATAAAATATCATAAGCAACTACTGTTATTGAATATGATGTTGCTGGACTTAAACCAGTAATGTCATCTGAATAAGTTGTTTGTAAAGGTTGTGCCATTGACCCACCAACTGCTACACCATTTGCGTAAACAACATAATAAGACATTGTAATATTATCTGGAGATGTGCTTGGATTCCAAGTAACAGTAAATGATGTACTTGTTATATTTGATGCAACCAATCCAGTAACTTGTGTTGGATTATTACCAGTTGATGTTAATATTGATGTAACGTCATTTAATAACTCAAAGTCTGATTTACCAGTTTTTAAATTAGTTTTTATTGAGTTTATTTTATAAGCATTATTACCAAATTTTACTAAATCATTCAGCTTTAAATTATAATAAAGACCAAATGGTAAATAAGCACTTACTTTTGTTATTCTTCTTCTTGCATTAAAAACATCTTGAATATAAGTCTTGTAATTAGTTTCAAATAAACTATCTGTAAAAGCTAAAGGGTCTACTGCTGGTTGATTTGCTTGATACTCGTTTATCTCATTACCAAAATGTATATTAGATTTACTTGCAGTTGATGTTAAAGCCAAAGCATTTGATGGGATAAAGTATTCGTCAATATCTTCAATATTATTTGTTTCTGTATCTCTTATTCTTATAGATGTTCCACTACCCTCTCTAATAGGATAAAATAACAAAGGAGAGCCAAAATAAGGCTCTTGATTGTCGTCTACAAAGTAACCCCATTGAACGCTAGTCGCACTACCACCATCTACATCATAAAGCCTTTCATATTGCATATGCTCAAAAGGTAATTCTAGTTTATAAGATTTACTTGGTGCATCAAATATATCTGAATTTAAACTATAAGATAAAGAACCCCATTTTTGATTATTTAACTGCTCAAATTGTTTAGCTAAAAAAGTTCCTAAACCTTTGTACGTAAAATCAATGTGTTTAAAAGGTAATGCTACATCAACAGTTGAATTTTCTGTATCTATGTATTTAGTTATATCAATTGGTGTTGTTGAACCAGATGCATAATAACTATCTAAAGTCTTTACAACAATAACTCCATCATTGTCTACATAAGCAGTTAAATTAAACATTTTAAAAAGACCAGTTAAAAATTCTATAATAGTAATTTTAGGCATCTGCTCTTGTATATTAAATTCAGTAAAAGCAGTTGTAGCAAATGGAAATGCATTTGAATAAACCATTTGACCATTCTGTCCAAAACCTAAACCTCCTTGTGTCCAAGATACAGTCCATTGAATACTACCAGCAGCAAAAGTCATATTTGTTGATGATGCAATTTGTACTGTGTATGTACTATTATTAAAAGGTACTATTATTAATTGTTTTGCTCCAGTACCAGTTGTTTCTCCTACTATTGTTGAACCATCTCTGATAACTCTAATTGTATATGCATCTGTTGTATTTGGAGGTGTTACATTTAAATTTAAAAAAGATATACTATAAGGAGATTGAGCAGTTAATGCTAAAACACCATTTAAAACATTTGATGTTGATGGCTGACAATTAGTAGTTGGTACACAAACTGTTGTTCCTAATTCTGTTACTTGTGTAAAGTTTTGTATTACTTGTGCTGGTGCATCTACGTGTCCTTTCTTTCTATGCAACCATAAAAACAAATTATCAAATTCTTCATTTGTAGCATCATTAAAAAAGTCATCTGAAAAGGTTAATGTTTGACCACCAAGAAAAGATTCTGATTGTATAGCATCAATTATAGCTTGTACTTTTATTGCATACTTAAACTGATTCCATTCAACACCATTTTGATTATGTGTACCAGTTCCGTGATGTGATATATTTCTTATACCTAAATCTGGGTTAGGAGGAAAATTAACGTGGCTTGAACTATCGTAAATTAATCTATGTGTATGTGTGATTAAAGGTACTATAATATTACCATTTTCTTGCAGCAACTTGCATTGCACTTGTAACATTACTAAAATTATAAATTTGATTATAGTCATTTAATTTTTGTAAAGATGATAACTGGCTATCAGCAAGAACATCTTTTAGATTTATAGTGTTTCCAAAAAAAGTAATATTGTATGTATGAGGTACGTTATTCTTTAACTTAACACCATTTAGCTTTATCAACCCCTCTTTAAAAGAAAGATTGTTTAATTCTAATGTTGATTGTTTTTTAATTCTTGCATCGTAACCTTCTGCAATACTAAAATTATAATAGTGTTTAAATATTTTATTATTTGTTTTTGATGCTGGTATTGCAAACGTTCTTGTAAATTCAGTAAATATTTTACTGATGTCTTTTACGTTTTGAATAGATTGCGTTAATACAACACTTTCATCTTCAAATAAATCTACTCTTTGACCTTCTATGTATAGTTGTATTTTTTGCATTTATCTTATGTCATTTAAAACATTGTAAGAATTTTCAAACTCAATTGTGTATTCAACTAACTTATCATTTAAGCTAGTCTTATATGTAATATCACTTGTCTTTATATTTATTGGTAATACTTGTTCGTCTGTATTTGTTAAGTTTGTTATCCATACTTTTTCAGATAACATTAATTGTTTAAATACCTCATTGTAAGATTCACTTAAAAAGCCACTACTTAACGTCATTGACTCGTTTGCAGTAATGTTAAAATCTCTTTTTGTGTGTACACTTGTATCGTATTGATTAGTATAAGTTAAAGTATTTGCTTTATAACTTTCTCTTTTAGTAGTCATTTGCTCGACTTTCTTTTTAAAGAAATAGATGTCTTGCAATACACCAAACTTGTTTACAAATGTTATTTTTTTTGGCTCGTATTTACATTCCTCAATAGTTTTTACTTTTATAATATCAAGTGTGCCATCAGTATTTCCAATATGTATAGCATCTACTTTACCAATACTTAAAGTATCTAAATATTGTGATATACATTTATTATCTTCAAATACACCAAGATAATTACTAGCTACTCTTGACTTAAACGAATCTCGTTCGCTTTTTCCGTTTATACTAATATGTGCTACTTGGTCTGTGGTATTTAAAGAATTATCTGTATTAACATAACTACCAACAACTTCTCCATCTCTTAAAAAAGCAATACTAATATCTGTTCCAATATAAACTGGTATTCTGTAAACATTATCATCTAGTGCAAACACTTCTCTGTTTGTCATTAAAAGATTCTTTCCAGTATAAGAATAGTAACTACCTTCTTCAAAATAAGAATAACCATCTAATGCTAAATCAATTGATGTTGCTTGTTGTAATTGACCTCCGTTTGAATCAAAAGATGTCTTTATAATCCGCACCCACTTACAAGTGTAATATTCATCAGCAGCAAAATAAAAACCAAAAAAAGGTACATCTAAATAATCTCTAATGAGTTCAGATATTTCAAAATTTATTCCAGTAGCATTTGGTAATATTTGTTTTCTTAAAGAATATTGAGGTGTGCCAGTATAAGCAGTATCTCTATCTCCAGTATATATTTCAATATCCAACGTAGCATAAGCCACATTTGTAACTGATGTCCTTACAAAATAGGGACTTCTTGTATTAATTATTGCCATTTGTTGTAAATTTTAGTAGTTCTTCAACATCTAATTGATATGCTTTTATTATGTCTTTGTCTAAATTAGTAAATGATTTTTTAAATGGCTTTGTAAAAAACAAACTTGGTTTAATACCATTGTTATAAATACTTCTTGCTATCATAAATTGTAAAGACTTTCTTGATATGAATTTACCATCTTTACCTCTTACACCTTTTAAACCTTTTCTTACAATCCACTTATCCATTTTACTTGGAGGTGGCATTTTATTTGTATAGCTATAAGGTGTGTTATATTTCTTTTTTATACCACTTACACCCTTGTCTTGAAATACACCATAATCTTCCATTAAGAAACTTAAAGAAAAACTATTTGGACTTACATTTATATCGTAGTCTAAACTGTTATAAAGTGTTTTAGAACTATTCTTTTTACCTCTTGTTAAGTTTGCCTTTGATTGTGTTATAACATACTTTGCAAATCTATTCAGCTCTTGTTGTACATTCTTTAACATATATTGATATCGTTATTTACAAGAACATCAAATGTCATTGCCCAACCAGCTAATTCATTTTCAAACCTATCATAGAAAGGCTCTAAATTTGGTGTGCCATCTAACTGATATAAATCTTGGTGTAATGTACCTCCTCTTAATACTTGTGCTAATTTATTAAGTACTGCTAATTGAGTATTTAATATGTCTTGCTCATTATCATTACCTCTAAAAATATCTACTGTTGCTTCTTTCGAAACATCAACAATATCCATAGACAAAACAGATAAACTGAAACGTAATACATTATCTTCGTTATTTACATTATTTACTATTATGTGTGATAAAGGAAACATTGTCTGTTTACTTAAATCAATCTTTGTGATATCTCCAGTTGTTACATTATTAACGTTTACATCTGATAATAATTGATTCTTTATTGTTTCCGTTACTTGATAAAAACCCTTCATTAGAATTTACTTTTTATTTGTTTTGCTTCCAGCTCTGCTTTCTCTTTCATAAATGATAACATTGTAAAGCATTGATGAATATTTAATTTAGTGATATCTTCAAATTTTGTAATATCTCCGTTAGCGAGTCCATAAATTGACTGATACCATCCCCATTTGTTTGAGAAATTAGCTGCTCTTGATAAGCCTCCATCTCCTCCAGATTGCTGGAAGAGAGTATCGTATGCTTCGACAGTTCCATTCCTAAATTGTAAAAAAAAAACAAAGACCCAATTGCTGCATCTAAAGGCATATCTTTCATCTTCTCTGGATTCTCTACATTGTAATCAACTATATTATATTTACCAGATTTCTTTATTTTTATTTTTCTGTATAATACATTCATTGCAATGTGCATATTATTCCAATCACTTGCACTACCATCCAAGTCTACATATTCTCCTAAACTCATTTCGTCCAAGTCTGGTATGAATCCATACTGAACACCATTCATTGTAAACTGCTCTACCCTTTTTGGTGTTTGACTTAACAACTCATTAAGTATATCTATAATAGCAAGCAACACTACTCATCTTTAATTTGTAGCTATCACTTAAAGGTATTCCACAAAATATTTCTATCATTTTAGCATTTAAGAAATTACCCTCTGGATTATCTTCTGCTATCTTTAAGAACTTTTGATATTGTCCTAATGTAACTTCACTTAATGATGTCGGTACGTTTATTTCAATCTTCATATATATATAATACTATTATCTTAATGTTTTATAAAAAAGCCTATACATTTTTCATATAGACTTGTAAGTAATAAAAACTGGCTTGGTGTTTTTGGTTTCAATATTCTTATTTGCTTATTTGTTTTGTGGTGTATAAAGCATTGAATAGTAGAAATCATTTCCTCATTACTCATTATCTTATATTGTATTTACCTTTGTTTGGACTACTTAACTGTGATGTAATTGCATAACGTGCTGCATCAATACAATGGTTAAAAGCATCAATTGGTTTATTAATAGTGTTACCCTCTCTGTCTTTCATCCAACTATAACTTTGTAGTTCTTTAATTAGATTTTTACTTGTTGAGGTTACATAGATATCATTTTGATTTATTAAGTTGATACCATATACAATTGAATCTTTACCTTTTTTAACTGGCATTACTTTATGTCTGTATGTTCTTAATTCTGCAATTGATTTTGGCTCTGCTGAATCTGCATATATTATATCATCTATATTAAGTTGTTTAAGTATATTTGATATATCTACGTTTAGTAATTTAGTTTGATGTATAACCTCGTCTAAAATATAAGTGTTATTGTATTTGTATAAACCAATTAATGTTGTGGGGTCGTTTGTATAACCAAAATCCATTCCGTAACATAATAACCTTGCTTCTGCTGGTAGTTGTTTAATCTCTTTCCAATCTGGAATACATACACCATCTAAACTTCCTATTTGTCCAAGACCATATACTTTCCACCAGTTGCTCCAATACTCTGAATCTTTTGCTTTATCTCTTGCAGCTTCAATATCGTTTACAATCGTTTCTGGTAATGCTTCGTTGTCTTTGTATGTTAATGTAATAAAATCCGCATCATCATTTCCTACAACTTCTTTATGTGCCCAAAAGTTTGCAGTTGGATTAAAGTCAATCCATATATCGCCACTTGTTCTAATACTTAATTGTGTGTATGCTTCAAAGGGTACATTGTTTGCTTCATTTACATACAATACGTTTCTTCTTGCACCTCTTAATTTGTCTGGTTGTTCAACACTAAAAAACTCTATGTAACTACCATTTGTAAATGTGTACTTTAAAGCAGACCTATTCCATTGACTATCTCTAAACCTATTGGTTGCTATCATAATCTTTAGAAAGTCCTTCATAGCACCTCTACGCAAATGTGGGATAGATTCAGATACTACACTTGTTTCTGTGTTTGGTGTTCTTATACATCTATCAATAAGTATAGGCAGTATACCAAATGTTTTACCAGCTGATGTACCACCTTGAATTACTTTCTTTCTTTTCTTTAACTTATAAAGTTTCTTTATTGCAGTTGTAACTTGAAACACTAATCTAAATCAAATAAAGGTTGTTCTGATGTTATTGATATATCTTTTGTTTCTTTTGGTTTACCAGCATAATAATTGTAAAACATTTGAACGTATTTAAAATTACCTTCTTCAACTCCTTTTTCAAGTGCTTTAAATGCTTTTGGCTCTAATGGTGTAAGTCTTTCAATCATCTTAACTTCTTCAGCTTTAGATGGTCTACCTCCTTTATTTCCTTTTGTTCCTTTGTTATTTGTTCTTCCGTCCATAATCAGTTTAAATTAGTTTACTAATTATATAATAAAAAAAACCTAACATTTTACTGCTAGGCTTTAAATTAATTAAATTAACTTTTCGTCAAGTTGTTGAATCCAGTTCCTTAACATCTTTTTATTACAAGTACAAGGCTCACTATATTTATGATTAAAATACTTTGAATGTAGTTTACACATTATTTTAAAATCTTCATTTGACATTGTTGATGTTGTTCTTTGTTTTACACCTTGCCAAATAATTTTATCTTCTACCATAGTTCAATATCATTTAGTTTTTCTTGTCTTTCATCACACCCACAGTCATCTCCCCATATCTTTTTAACTATCCATTTAATACCAGTATAGTATGTAATTCTTTCAATAAGGTTTCCTAGTTTCATTCTTCTAATTTTTCTTTTAGTCTATCTTTTACTTTTCTGTATGTGTTGTATAAAGAATGGTATGTAATATTTGTTTTCTTTGATAGTTCTGTTATACTATATTCGTCTTGTATTAAGTTATATACTTTTTTATCGTACCAATGTAACTTTTGTAGTTCTTGTTCAACAATATCATTTGCATCATAGAAATCAATATATTCTCCAGATTCTAAATCTAATACTAAATCTAAAGATATTTTGTTCTGTTTCTTCTGCTTATTCTTCATTTGTAAAAAGGTAGAACGTAAAGTTAAATAGATATAATAATAGTTTACTTCATCTCCGTAGGCTATGTTTAAACCCTTTTTAAGCATCTTTCCGATAACAAGGTACATATGTGATACAATGTCCTCTGCTTCTTCTCTATTACACCCAAATTTAAGTGTGGTGTTTATCCACTTATTGTGAGATTGAAATATCTTCTCTAACATAGTATTGTGTTTGCAACAAAGTAATATAAATAAGTTAAAGTTTATTAACTACTTATACTATTTTATTAACACTTTTGAAAAGGGTATAGTTACCCCAAGTACATAGAAATATATTTTTATTTGATTATCTCTCAACGTTTATGTATGAATGCATACACAATGATAAATAGTTACTAAATAAACATATAATTATATAATAAAAAAAATATGACATTTTACAAAATTTACACAATTATTTTTAAATTAATTACCAATGCTAAAGCATCTTTTTCTTTGTTTAATATTTAATTTGTGTGTAAGCTCCTATGCATTCATTGTACCACCAGTCTATCTCTTTCTTTATTTCATCTTCTGGTTTCTGACCAAAAACACTTTTAATTATGTGTTTGTTAGTTAGTCCTTTATAATAGTTATCGTACCTAAAGAAGTAAGCTGGAATCCACTTATCTAGCTTCGCTTGATTTTCCCAATCCCAATCTAAAGTACCCCACTCTGTATAACTAACTTTTCTGTACTCAGAAGGATGTTGAACTTTTTGAACCATTTGTTTTTTAGTTTTATTAGTTAAATTACCAACATTAAAATATGCCTTGTACAACTGTTACCAATGCATTCCGTCCATTGATGTATTTGCTTCTATTACTTTACATTCATCTTTACTTTTCCAATCCCAGCTCTTTTTAAGTATGTTTATACGTTCAATAACTTCATCTATTTTATCTTCTGGTATATCTTGTAATACGTCAAGAATTGGATTTGTTTTTATATTGTCTTTTAAGTTTTTATATTTTTCTTGTAGTTTATCGTAATTGTATGACAAGTATTGATTTCTTATATAAGAATCTTGATTAAATTCTAAATTGTTTAATTCTTCAAAACTTTCTTCTATACTTGCCAACCTAGAATTATATCTTTTATACATTGGGTACATCTTAACAAGGTGTATTACTGTTGCGTGATGCATTGTCTTTCCTTCTGATTGAAAGTATAAAGCTATGTTTGTTAAACCTATTCTTAATTTCTTTCTTAAAACATAACATACTAATGCTCTCATCTCTACATAATCTCTTCTTCTTGTGTTGTCAAATATGTTAAGTCCAGATACTTCTTTTACACTATCTCCTATTTTCTTTATATCTTCTATATTCATTTTATTCTGCTCCGTTATCAATTAATATTTTGTCTGTTACGTTTGTTACTTCTTCTTTGTTTAATGTATATGCTTTGCACACTTCTTGTATCTTACAGAAATCATTAAAGTCAAATTCATTTAACACCCACTTAACAAACTCTAATTTATTTGCAATCAGTTTATCTCCTAAACCTTTATCGTCTACATCTTCAATCTTATTATAGTATTCAGATTCTATATGCATTAACTCTTTTATAGTTCTGTTTACGTTGTTCTTTACTCTGTGTCTAAATAGACCAGTACGCATTGCTTCTTCTAAAAAGTGTTGGTTTACAAATGATGTTATTATTGCACCACTAATCTTTTCTAAATTCTTTTGTGTTAACTCCATATTTGGTAATTGTAATTGTGTTCGTTATAGTATTGTTTTGTTTCTTCTATCTTCTCTGCCAATAATTGTTCAAGATAATTATAAATGTAATCTATCTCATCATTTGATGCTTTGTATATTTCTTCTTCTTGATAGAAATTAGTTTCTAATATCTCATTCTTTAAACTTACTTCTATTAAGTATTGTTCAGTATCTAAAATTAAAGTTACTTCATTTGGTAATGAATTTATACAAAAATCAGTATTGAAATACTCTGGCTCAATTGTTTTTATTAGTTTAATTAATTCCATTATTTAGTTTTTTATACACTTCTGTTTGTGCGTTGTTTTTCTCAATCATTATCTGTACTTCTAAAATTTCCATTTTATTTTCAAGCCACCAGTTATCACTATTTTTAGCATAGATTTTAATTAGTTCTAATGTTTCTAAAGTTTCTGGTGTTAAGTTGTTTTGTTTTCCCATTTTGTTTTGTTTTTAACTGTTAAATAATATTAATATCATTGATATAAACCATAAGCACATATAAGCAACTATCATAATCATAAGTAGTACAAATACGAACTCTCCGAATCTTGTAAGCATCTTCTTCATAATTATACGTTAAAGATTAAACCTAATAACATTCTTGCTATAAAATAGCTTGGTGCTAAAATCAATACTAAAGTTTGTAATTTTTTCATCTTGTTTTGTTTTAAAAGGGAGGTTTTACCCTCCCATTGTTATTGTTTTAAAAGTTTTTTACTAATAGATAAAAATAAGTTTTCTTGTGATCTTTAGTATACTTACCTCTTAACATAATACATTGTTAGCATACAACATCGTTGTGTAAAAAGTTTTCTTTAAGAATAGTTCTTAACTCATCGTATCTTTCAACACTTGTGTCATTTGATAATCAATTGCTCTACTAATTTTGATAACTGTTTAATGGTTTCATAATATATTTGTTTTTAATTATACTCAAATATAAAACAAATTATTTAATTAACAACTATGTTAATACGTTTTAACATTTCTTTAACATTTACGAAATTGCAATACAAACAATGCCAATTATAATATAAGCCACTATTGATGCCATTACTATAAATGATATCAGTCCTTTTTCTGTGCTTGATTTATTCATAACTCTTTGTATTTGTTTTTTAATGATATGTAATGATAATCTGATTTACTTAACTTTAAATCCATTAAGTCATCCATTGCATCTTGCCTTCTAATGCAAGGTGGTAGTTTGTCAATTAGTTGTTGTAGTTTCTGTATTAGTTTTCTTTTGTACATAAT